TGATAGCCCCCAGCTGGGTAGTAGTCACCCCACTTATATGAAGCCACACCGCTCTCCACGATGTTCATATTAAGCATATTGGTGAACGTCCTAACCTGAGTATCAGGAGTTATAACCTCTACTCGTCCCTTGTCTACATCAAGGATGAGAGGGAATCCCCCGTCCTTTATGCAGTTGATTATCTCAAGGACGACATTTTCATTGAATGTTGCCATTTCTCTGTTATCGTTTATGTTATTTTTCTACTACAAAGGTACACAGAACTTTTTACTCCACCAAATATCCGAACAAGAAAGTGGCTATAAGCGAACCACACTCTTTCGGAATGCAAGTTCAACTCATAGCCATAATGGGATTTATCTTGATACTAAAAATCTAACGTTCTATTGCCTGCATACCCATCAAGAGCTTTCTTTAGGTCAATGTTACACATCTCTGCGATATACATAAGTTCAGCAAGGTAAATGTTGCAGTCCCATGTATAGTCTCCCGTAATGCCTATGAACCCATTTGAACAGATGTGCCACAAAGAACTATTAGCATCGTCATCAAATGCCTCCAGCACGGAAGCGTATTCCTCAAGAGACACTTTGCCTGACGGATTGAAGTGAGAACCAAGGTATGCAAGCGGATACTCCATAGCTTGTGCTACCAACATCGGAGTTACGTTAGAACGCATCCGCTTTGCTTCTTCCGTGTTGTTGCCTTCCTCTAAGCATTCACAGATATACTCTAACATCCACTCTTCATATTGGACGGGGTCTGTCGGATACTCCGCTGTCCCTATTAAAAGCTCGTGGACTTCATTCAGCATGCTCTCTCTCAGACTAAAGTAGAACTCCATATCTCCTTCAGAAGGCATTGGTAGTTCACCTTCTTCAAGGACTTTTTTGTCCTCTTTGTTAGGTTCAGGCTTGACGGGGAGCTTGTCGTAGACCTTCTTCGCAAGTGTGGTGAGGTATTCCTCTGTGATGTCGTTGTACATATCTGTATGTATTATCTGTGAGTGTAACCCTGCTGTTCGTTGTAAGTAAGTCGGAGGATAGTGCTTTCGTAAGCGTCTACACCGAACATATCTGCGAGCCTAATCATATATCCAAGGATGCAAGGATACCTGAAGAAACATTCTATACGGAAAAGATATTCTTCTATCATAGACCAAATCGCTGATACTTTTTTGGTGTCAAGTCGGTACTTATCTTCAAAGTAACTGAAGTCATCTGAAACTTTATATAATTCATCAAACCCTTCAAACTCCTTATCATTCATCATTACCGATAGAGCAAGACAAAATACTTCACCAAAGAAGAAGTTTGTCGTATGGTCGTAAGCTGAACCATTGGGACAAGTGATTTTATCCGCAGTGAGACCTGAATTGACCAGTTCCATCACCTTGCTAATGCTTTCCTTGCCACCAATAGAAACATTCTCAACACCGAACTCATCATACGAATAGGCTCTTGTTAGGTTGCTGACAATAAGCATCCCAGCATTTGATGCTTCCATCGCATCTTCACTAAAGCCTCTATTGACTGCACTCTCGTAGATGCGCTTAGCAAGCTCATTCCAATCTTTAGCATTGAAGTTCTGAACGATAGGTGTTGCCTTAGCCGTCTCTCTAAGAGTGGAGAATGCCTTTGAGGATGATAGAATATGAACAAGAATATCCACAACGGACGAACGGGACAGCACGCCCCACGCTGAAGTATTCAGGCGAGAGAAGTCGTATTCGGAAGGGATTGTGTATAGCTTCTTTACTTCCCCGATAGTCAGGTGGCGACATTCAATACGAGTGTCACCCTTGCCTCTACCATCTACCGATACCACAAGGCACTTCACCTTAGACGCTGTGATAGCATTAGACTTAGAGTCCTTACGAAGCTCCAACACACGTTCCTTGGCTTCACCACGGATGCGTATAGCACCACTCACGTAGTATGCAGTATCAACGGATGAGAGGTCGGGAAGAGTGACTCCTTCAAGACTTACGAAGGTGAACTTTTCTTTATCATCTTCTTCCTCGTCTTCTTCATCATCACTCCACTCATCTACCTCCTTATCACGCACCAGCTTTCCAAGCGATACGCACTTGTCCTGAGGCATAGGGATATTGGTCTCCTTCTCCCCGAAGAGGTTGATTTCTTCTTCTCCGAGGTTTGACCAATACAAACGTTCCTTATTCTGAGCGGAGACGAGTGATGCGTTAATCTTACAAGGTGTAGTGCCAAGCGTTATCGTGACAAGCTCTTCGTCTGCATTGGATAGGACTCGCTCTTCAAGAAGCCAAAGGACTTCATTCTCTCCTTCGGAGAAGATGTCAATGTAGTGCTTTATGAGGGCAAGCTGAGACTCATTGCTTCCTTCTTCTTCGTCATCTTCATTGGACTGCGAGCTACCACCAAAGATATTCTTCGCCATAATAAGGTCGGCTTTGAAGTCCTTGGTGTCTTCAGTCACCTTGACAACATTAGTTGAAGGGAAGTTGCCCTTAATGACATCAAGGCACGTATTATTAACGCCTATGGTATAGAACGTACCTACATTAACATCAAGCTGATTGAGAGCCATTAGGATACTCCCAATCTCGTCATTGATGCCGAGTACGTTGATGCTACTTTTAGCTGTCGCCATAACTTATATTTGTTTTAATTTGATGAGCTTATCGCCCTTTTGGATTTCAGATGGTGACACTTGGATGACCTTCCCGTCACGATAGACGAAGACGCTGTGGTCTGACGTGACCTTTACCTCCGTCCCGTCAGATGCCTTGATAGCGAACATCTCCTTCTTTACCTTGTGCTTGTACAGATAAGACACTTGGTTGGAGCAGACGTGGTCTCCATCAAATGTCGGAGTGAACATCAACATATTCCCTACAAAGATATATTCTTTTCCGTCATTCTCAAAATGCTCGTGTTCTTTGAGGAGATTGTAATGCTTATTCCAAAGGTCTTCAATGGAATACACCTTAGGTCTTTGTTTGTATTCATCAACATATACCTTGGTATCTCCGCTTACAGAGTCCGTGTTTGAGTATATCTCAAGACTTGGGTTGCCACTCTCGTCCTTAGGCAGGTCAAGCGTATTGATGTCAAGGGTCTTTGCTCTTTCGGTGGAGATGCCAAGCCTCTTATGTAACTCCTCATCCTTTTGGAATGCACCCTTGAAGTATGATGTAATAAGTACAGATGCAATACGTGTCATCTGTCGTCCCTGCATCGTAATCGCTTCGTAGAGTGCTGGGCTATACAGCTCCGATGACTGACTGCCGAGGACACCCGTAAAGGCATTCATCAGGAGCTTTGCCGATGCCTGCTCAGCATCCAGCACGTCCCTTTGCCTCAGTAGCTCCTTCAGTCGTTCTTCTTTAGACATTGATTAAATCAAATTTATCGTTTCCGAAATAAGGAGATAGGTCTCCTATGGTTTTCTTTTTGCTTTGTAGGTAGATGAATACGTCATTGAAGTCCCATTTGCTTCTGTCGGGAATATGGTAGTCGCTTCTAAACTTCCTCCAAAGGAAGACGTATTCACCATTCTTCAGTCCCTTTAGAGACTTGGTTCTCCCCGTATCATCATCATCGTACATAAACCTACGCTTGAAGAGCTTAGGAGGCGTTCTGCCAGCCCCACTCGTTGCGATGGCATTGGGTATAAGAAGCGCATCAAAAAATCCCTCTGTGATGGTTACTTCCTTTGATGGGTCTACCTTGGCGATACCAAAGAAGTAGGATAATTCCTTGAGTGTCTCTAACGTGTCCTCAGGGACTGCAAGTCTTATATCAAAGTCCTCGCCTTCCTTCATCTTCTTGACAATCTCTTCATACCCCATACTGCGGTACTTGGCTTGTCCTTTCTTTGGGGAAAGAAATCTGTACTGCAAACCTAAGACGTGACCCGTCAGTGTTTGGTTGAGGATGATGATAGCGTTAAGTTTTCTTGAATAAAGAAAGTCATCCCAGGAGTACTGCATTCTGTTCGTCAGGTATTCCTTAGCGTGCGGTGGAGCATCATCTATAAAGACGTAGCCAAGGTGAGCCATCAGGTGCGTCTTGTGGTAGCAATACCTCTTGACAATCTCGTCATCAATAAGCACACCTATCGCCTTCCCAGCTTTACGTGCGGTCTCCTTGGAAGTCTTCTTCTTTGCTCTTGGAGCTGACTTAAGTTCCTTGACAAGCTCCTCGTCAAAGTAGACATCCCCAGCACTTGAAGCCTCTACAAGGAACTTTTCTAAGGACATATACCTACCGCAGTTATGGCACTTATACATCCCTTCGTGGTCTCCGTGTAGGATGATAGAACCACGCTTCTTAAACTCGTTCTTCTTAGAGTCTCCACAGAGTGGACAAGCGAAGTTGATTTGCGCTTCACTGACGTTCACTCTCTGCTTTACAGCGGAGGTTGGGAACTTCTTTAGTAGTATATCTTCTACCTTGCTAATGAGGGTATCACTTACTTGCATGGAGGTTCTTTTTCTAAATTCTCTACAAAGGTAATACTATGAAATCATACAAACAAATGAAACGAACAATCACCAAGTATTTGGCGGTTGCACTCTTCGGGGCTGTTGCTCTTGTAGGGTGTGAGACGAAGAAAAACGCTGGCTCTATGGAGTATGGAGGGGGTCAGCAAGAACACATTGAGGTCGTTATAAAGGATAGCGTCATCAATAAGGTACAGCTAAGAAACTACATCCTACAAGAGGCTCTTCCAAGCCTCGGTCATTGGAGACCTTCCACCTTTAGTAGAGGGGCTAACGGAGACCTTACTCAGTACTCCTGCGTCCTTGCAGGTAAGGATACTCTGTTCATCTACCGACTGACGACAAGCGAAGATGGCAACTACCATCTATCAAAGAAAATCTCCTACTAATGTATATTTTTTAATCTAATATGGATAAGCGACTTTTAGGTGGCTATAAGCCATCAGACATCACGAGGGATACCCCACGTTTCTCTATGGGGATAGATGGGCTTCCAACCTCGTTCTCCTGCCAGCGGATAATGCCTCCCATTGAAGACCAAGGTTCAACCCAGCACTGCGTAGCACATTCTTGTTCAGCTATGGTGAACTACCTCATCAACACCGAAAGGAAGACAAGGGGTATTGACTATGGTATTGAAGAAATAGAAATCTACGACCAGCGTAGAGATAGGTCAAGGGATATAGGTATGAGTCCTAAAGTTGCTTTTGAATATATCAGGACGAGTGGTGTATATATACAACAGCTTGGAAGGAAGTACCAAATAGCTGGGTATGGTCTTGTCACGGAGCTGAGTGACTTGAAGAACGCCATCGTGATGAATGGACCCGTGCTTTCAGGGCTGTTTGTCAAATCTATGTCTCGTGATGACTTTTGGAATGGCAGTGGAGATTATGGCGGTCACGCCATCTGCATTGTAGGATATAACGACAAGACGCAAAGCCTTCTTCTCAGAAACTCTTGGGGGACAAGCTATGGTAAAATGGGATACTATACGCTATCCTACCAAGATTGGGAGAATGAAGCGATTGAAACTTGGACGATTTACTAAAAGAGAAGAGGGGAGGCTTAGTGCTTCCCCTCTTCCGTTATCTGTCGTTGTAGTTGTACGGAGCTTTGTAGACCTCATGATACTCGTTTAGTGGGTATGGAGGCTTTGGATACTTAGCTACAATCTTGTACTTGATAGGCTCAAAGATGGCTTCAAAGTACAGATAGAAGAACACGACATCTTCGTAGGTATTGTACTTGTCCGCAATCTGCTTGAGCGTCATATTCCCGTCCTTTATAATGTCGTATAGCTCTTGGCTGTGTGAAATCAGTCTACCAGCGGCTACCCTTCGGTAATGCGTGATAGCTCCATTCACTCCCTGCTCCTTGATAAAGTCACTATCGTAGTGGCTAATCTTCTTCTTATCTCCTTCCATTTTAATACAACATTATAAAGTTATACAGCCTCCTTCGCCTTCTCGTTGGCGACATTGAAATACCCTCTCATCAAATCCACAAGATGTTCCTTCTCCTCCTTCGGTAAGTCAAGCTCATCAATATACTTGTAGCTAACCTCCTCAAGTGACGAGATAGGCATCTCTTCCTCGATAGGCAACCCTTCCTCGGTCATCTTTAAGCCCTTCTCAATGGAGAACTTCACGTCCTTGTAGGTAGACCTATCAAGCAATGCAAGAAGCTCGTACGGCTCAATATCCCCTGCCTTGTCCCTTGGTACGATGATGTCGGTATAGTTGTTCGTGATATACGACTTGAACTCCGAGAGCGTCATCGTAAGGAGCGACTGCAAGGTCAAGGCTTGGAAGATTGGGGAGTACCTATTAGGAACGAACTCAAGCGTGTCGTCCTCCACGTTAAGGATATAAACACCTTTCAAGTCCCCAGCGTCAGACCTTCTCAGGTGGTACGGACTACCGATATAGATGAACTTACCCAGCTCCTGACGCTTATGGATATGCCCCGAGAAGATACGCTTAGCACGTGAGGCTGTCGTGACTGCACCATCCTTGATAGGCTTCCCTGAGTCAAAGATAGCACCAAGGACTTCCGTATGGAGGAAGATATAGTCAGCGTCTGAGTTGCTTACCGCTTCCGTCTCCTTTGAGTATATACCCGTATATGGGATGAACTGAGTTACAAAGGCACGCCCGCTCTCCGTCTTGAAGTGAACCATTGAGTTAGCATCTATGACGCAAACGTTGGGGATACCTCTTACAATGACAAGAGAGTTGAGCGAGCTGTCGCTTCGTCTTGACATATCGTGATTTCCTGCCATTATATACACGGGGGCTATCTCAGCTATCTGACGTATAATCCCCGAGGCGACATTCATCGTGTCAATGTTGATGGACTGACGATTGTCAAACAAGTCACCAAGGATGCAGACTGCGATACCTTCATTCGCCTTGCTCTTTACAAGAGGGATGAAGAAGTTGGCAAAATAGGATGACATATTATCAAGCCATTCTGCGCTGTCGTTGCGAACACCGAAGTGGATGTCGCTAACGAGTATGAGCTTATTTGTATACTCAAGCGGTTGAGTTGCACTCATTTCTGTTTAGTTTGTTAGTAACAGCATCCTTTGTAGGTCTTACATATTAAACACCGAGATTGGTGCTTCTACATCTTCCCTCCTCTTGATGCCGAGTTGATGGATTTCTTCTACGAGAGAGTGACGCTCTTGTAGTGTTAGGATTTCATTGCAGAGTCTCTCAAACTCTATGTCAAAGAACGTGCCAAACCCAAGGACAATGTCATATATAGTATAGCCTTCCGATGTTCCGATTAGCTTTGTGTAGAAATACTCAAACATATCTCGGAATGGCTGAGAGGCTCTGTTGGCGAATACGACCCTGATAAGGTATTCTTCGTCTGCTTGGTCTTCTTGAAACCAAGGGCTATCCTCGTATATCTCTCGGATAGTAACAGCCAAAGCCCTCTTCTCCAAATTACCTACTATATCATCCGTTGTAGCGTCCTGATACCAATCCGATACAGATGGGTCAAGACGTGGCTTATTCTTTAGCTGAGATTTGACATACTCTGCTCCGTTGTTATATGAGCTTTCAAATACGGGATTGACACCCCCTCTCTTTTCCGTGAGGTTTACAATGCGTTCTCCTCTGACTTCTTCCTCTTGCATATATAATTGTCATAGTATACAAGGTAGAGAGAGGGGGTCTCAATTCCGTTACGTATTAAGGGTTCTCGTTGTTCTTCTTGAACTCTTCAAACGTTGGGAGTGGCTTCTCCAGCTTTGCTCCAAGTGTCTGCTGAACCATATGCACAGCGGACATCATTGTATCGTACCCAGCCTTCTCTTCCTCTACGTTATTATAGATTGGAGCTTTCTCCTCTACTTGTTGAGCTTGTTGTTTAGGCTCTACTCTTGAGGGGTACTCTAACTTAGAAGGCTTGCTCGCTGTGTACTTCGGCTTAGCCGTGTACTTAGGCGTTGGAGGCTCTTGCGGAGCTGGCGCAGGAGGTGTAGGAGGAGTGGGCGGTGCAGGCTGAGGTGGTGGTGTTGGAGCTACCTGAGTAGGCGGTGGTGTCGGTTGTGACGCTCCCATGCCTATCGGTTGTATGCCAAGCCCCCTATCAAGCATTTCAAGGGGGTCTCCAAGAGCTTCAAAGCCTCCTGAGTAGTTTGGATTGAGAGGGTCATCTGAACCTCGTCCTCCACTCGGGGTGAAGTCCGTCATCCTTGGTGGTGGCGTTGCACTTCCCATCCCCATTGGCTGTATCCGATGTACGCTTTCTTCTACCTCAGTCACCTCGGGCTGTGCAGGCTGTTGTGGCTGTGCAGGAGGTGCATCATCTGAATCAATGAACATCGGTGAAGATGTCGTATGGGAGATGAGGTTGGGCTGTTGCCTTGGAGCATCCGTCTGCACACCCGTCACGCCAAACTTCTGCATCGTCTTGGGGTCGTTGTAGTCGGAGAGTGTAGACCCTGCGACCTCTTCAAGTTTCTTGAAGAAATCACCCTTGTTCTGATGACCATAGAAGTTGCCTTGTACATTTCGCTGAGGTCCATTGCTACTTGCTTCGTTGTTATAGAACGAGCGTTGCTTTTCTCCTTCGGAAGGGTCAAAGTAACCACCAGGACTTAGGTCTTCGGTGGCACGCATATAATCCTTCTCAAGGATGAACCTCTGCTTGGTATTCATACCACCAGCACGGGAGAGAAGACACTTGAGGTACATCTCGTTGTTGGCATCCATTGCAGGGGACTTGATGATACCAAACATCATATCAAGCGTTGCGTTGAGTGCCGAAGACTCAGATACGTCCGTAGCTGAAATCTCTTCCGTGTCCGTCTGAGAGCGAGTGGTCTGAGTAGCCGTTACGATACACCAATCATTCTCTTTGGCGATACGTCTTAGTCCCTCTGCGATATTCTTAATCTTCGTATAGGAGTTGTCATTCTTGCTACCCTTCTCGTCCGACATCAGGTTGATATAGTCAAGGAAGATAACCTTGAACTTAAACGGCTTGCCTGGCTTACTCAACGTACGTTCCGTGGAGATAAGGTATGATGCAAGTTCGCTTACCGATAGCTTTGACGTAGGGAAGTCCTGAACAACAAGTCTCCCATTCCTGAAGTTGGAAGCCTGCATAGCCTTCAGCTTGAAGCCTACCACACCACTCTCCTCAGCAGATTGGTATTGACTGATATTGATGGATAGGAGGTTACTGCCGATACGGCTCATACACATCGTACGTGCAAGCTCCAAAGATACGAGGCAAGTGTCCACCCCAGCACGGACTGCGGAGGCAAGGAGGTTGTGCATCGTATAGGTCTTACCCGACTTAGGAGCACCCATGACGCACCAAAGAGACCCCTTCCAATAACCACCATTGGAGCACTTGTCAAGGAACGTGATGCCCGTAGAGGTGCGTTCAAGTTCGTCCTGCTTGTGGTGCTCGGGGTTGTAGAAGTCAAGACCTATATCAGCCTTAGCCATTACGGGAAGAGTTGCTTCCCTCAGCTTGTCCTGAATATCCCCGACAACAGCTACGGGGTCTTTGTGCTTGTACATACCATCTCGGAATGCCGAGGTGGCACTAAGGAGAGCCTTCTCAATAGTAACCTTCTTGAGACGTTCGTCTATCTGAGAGTCAAGATATTCGTTCTCCTCCTGCAGAGCTGACTGCCTAAAGGATTCGTCATATAATAGGTTTACGAATGGGTCTGTAATCTCTTCCTTGCTTTCGTTCTCTATACCAAGGATGCCCTTAGATTGGAAGGTATTGACAAGACCTGATAGCAATTTGAAATCAGGCATATCCTTATACCTATCCACATAGACAGAGAAAGTCTTGAAGCATCTTCTAAGACGCTCATCCTCAAAGATGTCTTCGGTGAATGAGCGAATAGTAGATGTATCCCGAGTCACTCGGAGAAACATAAGTCTCTCCAAGTTGCTCGGCATATCTTGTATCGTTGATTTTAAGTCTATCACGATGATGCCGTTGTTTTAGGATTTTAGTTCTACCCTGCAATATCGTGCCTCTTGTGGAGGTCTACGATAATCGCATTGAGCTTGTCCAGCTCAGTCTCGGAAAGATAGTCACCAACCTTTTCCTTGTCTTTGACGAATCTAAGCGCAACCATAAGGAGCGTGTAGATGCATCGGTACATCTCACTTGAACGAAGCATTCCCTTCAGCTCTTCGTTGTTGATGTAGTTGTAGTTAATATCCGAACGATAGGAGTATTGGTCTTGTGGTCTCAGGAGACGTGGTTCAATCTTGTTATCCTTCAAGACCTGCATGTCAAGCCCTCTGAAATAGACCAAGGCGACTTCCCCTACACGTCTGATATAATCCCCTGCGTACTGCGCTCGCACCCATTCAAGGTCTCCCTTCGCCATACCTTCCGAATAAGCTCTCGTGAAGTCGCTTAGGATGAAATAGTATGCCTTGAAGAGTGTAGACCTACGTGGGCGAATCTGATGCACAGAGGAGTTCAACGAGAGCTTCTTCCAGCTGTTGGGCATGCACTCGTACGTGTTAGAGATAAAGCGGAAGTAGATAGCATCAGGCATATCCGAGATATATTCCCTATTTACCAAATCTGCCATACTACTGAGTTCGTGAATAGAGTAGTCCTTTCTCAGGAGGAACGTCTCGGAGACATTCTTAACAATGGACTCAAATCCTTCCTCAGACTGAATGTCGTTAATACTCCCATCCTCCTTTACAACGGCAGAGCGGGTGATGACGAACTCGTAGCCTTTTGTGTGCATTTCCTTGTAGGAGACTCCGTATGGTGCGTAGTTCCCTGATGTCGGTAGGTAGGAGATTTCAAGACAAAGGATAGAGTTATCCTTAATCTTCATTGCCTTGAAGATACCATTGACATACATTCGGAGCTTGTCGCACGCTTCGCTGAGGTCTCTGTTGATGGAGAACTCAATCGCACCATATCTCTTCTTGCGTGTCACGATAGTATCGTAGTCGTTCATCCACTGCGAGGTGAAGAAAATCTTAGTATCCTTGGATACATATACACATAACGAAGGGAGGTCGATTCTCTCCTGCACGAGGATTCCGTCTGCGTGTTCAAGGGCAATCTCTTCTACAGACTGCTGTACTTTCGCTTTCTTCGCTAATAGCCTTACGGCTTCTTTTGTAATACTCATTCTTATATATAGTGTGTTCGTTCGCTTAGAACATATCAAAGATACTGACAAACGTTTCAGCCTGAGGGGCAGTCTTCTTCTGCACTCTTTCCTCATCCTCCACTTCGTACTCTACCCCGATTAGGTCTTCATCCTCATCGCCACATACTACGCTGTAAGCCTGACCATCAAGTGAGTAGGAATAATCAAGACCAATCCTACGGCTCTTCTTGATAGCCATATACCTATCACCTTCGGAGAAGTAGCTCGAGAGAACGTTGAGGGGGTAGGTGATGTTTGCAATATCCAAGAACTTCTTTTTCAGTTCGGAAATTTTATTTACCGATGAAGGCTTGTTCGTTTCCTCAAGGGCAGAGATGCTCGCTGTGATACATTTGTCTGCCTCTTGCTCTTCTGCATTAAACACTCGGATAAGTGCAAAGGTCTTTCTTCCTAATGCCTTGTCCTCCTGCGTTTCGTAGTACTGAACGATGTAATACCCTTCGGTCTTATTCTCACGAATGTTACGGAGGAACGGGCGATAAGTCTTCATCCAATGCTTACCCATCTCCCCGTGCATATTGCTGTCAAGGGTGATGTTCACGTCTCCCTTCTCGTCCTTTCTTACGATGGCATAGGGCAGGTTAATCTGAGTGAAATCAAATGAAGAGATAGGAGCTACCACGCACTCTTTGTCTCCACTCTCAAGAGCCTGAAGACGCAGACGAATAGTATTCCGTTCGTGTGATGTCAATGTACTCATTATAATATATCGTTTATATCTTTTTTCTTTACTCGTGAGGTCTGCTTCGTAACACGCTCTTCATGCTCCTTGTACTCTTCGTACTCTCGGAGAGCAATCTGCTTCGTGTACTCGTTAGACAACGCATATTGTATCGTCTTACACTCTACTCCTGCAAACCTGCTCAAAGGTAGTAAATCTTCCGCAGGTATACAAAATATGTCCGAAAAAAGTTCTGTCTCCAGCTTCTTTCTTCCCTTAACATATACTGCCTGAGGGACTTTGTTTGCCTTGATATTTTCAAGGAAAGAACACCATACATAGAACATTTGTCGTGGTGAACAGCCCGTCTTTTGGATGGTATCGGCTTGTAAAGGATATTGGATAGACATAATACGATTGACCATAAAGGCATTCTTAGAAAGGGTATCCTCTCTAAGGTTTTTAACCATAGCCCTATTTTCATAGAGTAGCTTCACCAAGTCATATGGTGACATCTTGCTCTCTTCTAATGGAGCACCATTTATCTGTTCCTCTTTTTCTTTACTCGCCATTTTGCGGAATCAAAAGTTTGTCCTACCTTTGTGATGACAAAGTTAGCAATTCTATTTCAAACAGCAAAATGTATAACTCGCTATGAATAGGTAAAAGAAACGTATGGCAAGAAAGAAATCAACAGAGGGCGGTGGAAGCTCTCTTGACCTCTTGGGTGTAATCGCAAGTGCGGACAGCTCACTTGAAATTCTAACCAAGAGTCAGGTAGGTAAGATACGAGAGTATATACCTACGGGTCACTACACGTTAAATGCGTCACTGAGTGGTTCTCTCTTTGGGGGTATTCCTTCGGGGCGTATCGTGGAGTTTGCAGGTGAAAAGGGAACGGGTAAGTCCTATCTGTGTATGGATTGTATGCGTGAAGCTCAGAAGATGGGATATACTTGTCTCCTCTTTGATAGCGAGAACTCATATGATGTTTCAAGTCTTGACCGATTTGGCATTGACACAGATAAGCTAATCCTGAAGCAGACGAATAGTATTGAGGAGATTGGTGGTCTCATCTCTAAGCTGACGACCAACCTAAAGGCTCAGTACGAAAAGCAACTTGCTTCCGACCCCGACACCGAGAAGCCAAGACTTATGATTGTCATTGATAGCTTCGGTGCGCTCACAACAACATCAGGTATTGACCAAGTGGCAAGCGGTGAGGCAGGAAAGCTGAACCTGACGAAGCAGAAGTACATGGCTCAGGTCTTCCGTGCTATCACCACTCCATTAGGTCAGTTGGATATACCGATGATTGTTACCAACCACGTCTATGTAGACCAAGGGTCTTATGTGCCAACGGCAAAAGCCGCAGGTGGTGAAGCCCTGAACTACAACGCCTCCATCATCATGATGCTCTCAAAGGCTAAACTTGATGGTAAGGATGCTATCAGCGATAAGCTGAAGCAGGAGAGCGAAGACCTCGGTATTGAAATTCAGTCATCAGGTTGTATCGTAACGTGTAACCCTACTAAGACGAGATTTGCAAAGCCTATCAAGTCTAAGTTCTACATCTCCTTCTTCACAAAGAACAACCCTTATATCGGTCTTGAGAAGTTCCTTACTTGGGACAACGTTGGGATTGAACGAGGGAAAATCCTTGAGAAGAGAGAATACGAGAAGTTGTCTGATGCAGACAAGGCGAAGTGCAGGAAGTTTGATGCACTAAAGGATAAGGATACGGGAGAAACAGCTGAAAAGTACTTCCAACCCAAGGAGACCGCACGAGGTTATGTCGTGAAGCACCTTGGCGTATCCGTCCCTGCAAACAAGATTTTCTGCAAGTCGGTCTTCACAGACGACATTCTTGAACTCCTTGATGAAAAGGTCATCCGACCCAACTACGAACTGCCATCCAAGGCGGAGATGATGATGGAAGAGGATATTGACCTGAGTGAAGGAGATAGCATCAAGGGTGCATTTGACTTCTCGATAGACCTCTAAAAAAGACAATGGCTACACCTTTTGCTGAAAGTATAACATTAAAGTATTATTAACTAAGCGTGTTAGAAATAGGGAACAGCAGATGTGTGTAGCCATTTCTTTTTATCAAAGTATCAAATATGGATTCATTACTCACTTGGTTTGTGGTGTCGCTTGCGCTTGTGATTTTAGTGTCGGTCGCTCTGTATAAGGTAGCTGTATCACGAAAACCTAACGTAGCGTATGTTGCATTCTTCTTATTATTGCTCGGAATGGCATTACTGAGTTCTTGTCTGTCGGCATTGTTTACTCTCGTGTCATTCCTGATATAGGATTACAAAAAAAACTTGGCTGGTTCTGTCGGTACTATAATATATATGAATTAGGTAAATATCTAAGAATATATATTGTTGGTACTAACAGAAGAAATGAGTAAGAAACAAGCAATCATCAAGTTCCAGCCAGGAGCTACGGGTCTTGCAGAAAACGACCCACACTACAACGACCCTAAAGCATTTGCACAACCTGAAAAGGCAGAGGACATCAAGGTCATCCAGCTTCACCCCGAAGAACGTGAACGTCTTCTTAAGGAAGGTACTACGTCCGTTTATTCGCAGGGTTTCCAATTCCTTCAGTTCCCCGATGGTAGCTACGGCTACAAGGTTCTGTTCAATGACGGCACTGAGAAGTATTTCAAGCTCCTCATTGACAGCGGTAAATCAAAGGAAATCAAGCTCGTTGATAAGACCTTCGTTTGGTACGGAAGTCTGATGGACAAGCTCGAAGTCTTCCTTATCGGTGAGAAGGATAGAGCCTACAATACCTCTAAGGTAGATAAGGTTCATGCGGCTATGTTCGGTGTGGGTGCTATTCTTGCATGTGCAGTCGTTGCTGGTATCGCTTGGCTACTCCACTAAGGGTTTAACAAACTAAAGAGTGTCACCCGAGGTGTTCTTCAATGTGCATCTCGGGTGAACTTTGTAATAACGAAATAGAAAAGAAAAAGAACATGGAAGAAATTAAGAACTCAGACTACGTAAAGTCTTTTGACATCAATATCGCTAAGCTGTATGTCCCATCCATCGGTGACGTGGCTAACATCATGCCTACAGAAAAGGACGATAAGAACATCTCGCCCTATATCGTAGGTGGCGGTGAGTATCTTGTACGATGCTTCACGAGAGCCATCGGTGCAGACATTGTCGCACGTCAGGGTGTTAGGGTTCGTATCCAGCTCGTGCTTGGTCTCTACAACGTTAAGCTGACTGAGGAAGCTCTTGACGCTGTTCTACAAGCTACTAAAGACTATGGTCTGAATAGCTTTGAGGAAAGGGTAGCACAGCTACTATGGAACAACAGAAAGGATTAGTAGGGCTACGAAAAAAAGAAACGAGGTGGGGTGTGTGGGGAAGGAAGGGTGGCGGGGGGGGGTGGTTCTTTCTTTTGGGATGATTTCTACTATCAGGACTCGCTCTGTTCTATCTTCCCTTTGAGGGATAGTAGCGTTTGATACAAGCTATGTATCTCGGTGGACTTCTTAATGTTGCTCATGCACTTCCTAATCCTTGGGACGTAGTCTTGTGCTGAGGCATACTTAGCTCCGTTCTTATTACGGAAGCCACTACGAAGAAGTTGTTCCACGCTCCTGCCGTCCATATATTTGTACTTGACAAGTTTGATGTACGGCTCGATAGAATCATCGGGGTGTTTGTATTTGAATGCGCTCTTACCATTGTCAAAGCAACCTACGGAGAATGCCGAGTTAGTACGCTTTGGTCTGCCCATTGTAGCGAAGTGACCTTCAATATGACATTGGGCGAGTAGCAGGGTAATATCAAACTCCTCAGAGATAGACTTTGATACGATTGCTTTTCCCGTCATTCTACTTGACTTAGAGGTTGAGGCGATATATTCGTCTACCTCCTTAATGAGCTTATCCTTGGTGTCTTTGTATTCGTTCTTGAGCTTGACTTTGACGGATGCGGTATCCATCTCCATCTTCATCTCTGAGGCTCTCACGAAACTTGACTTAGGAAAGGCTAATGAGAAAAACAATACGGACGCAAATACAAACTTCTTTTTAATAGACATCGTTTATATACGTTTATATTAAATTGGCAAACCGAAATGGTTTGAACCCACCGAGCCGAACTCTTTGTGAGACCAAAGGAGAAACCCTAAGTTTTTAACGTTTAAGTTTTCCCATAACGGCATTGCCTCTTCTGTCATCTTGAACCCACCAAGAGAGGCGTTGAATAGTCCAAGAAGGGGAGTAACGTAGGGGAGGGCAGTGATGCCTTTGGATGCTAAAGATGCAAACTCTCCTACGGGCTTATACCTATCTGCCTCCGTTGGTCTGTACAATGAAGACAGCTTCTCTGAGACGAGAGGTAAAAGCGTATTGTCAAGAGCACCGAGAACTGAACCAACGGGATTGCTCTGATTGACTTTGATGAGGGAGACTATATTAGGGTCTCCTTTTATTATACTCTTAGGCGTGACGAACATATACATCCCTCCTGCCTTAAGAGAGAACTTAGATGCGACACCACTTGTGAGTGCCTTGTAGCTTGCCTCGTATGCTTTTGTTAGTCCCGACATAGCGAGGTCTGATGCAGATGAAACTCCACCTATAACGGATAGTGCGTGTTCGTATGGGCTGTTGGGCAGGGGTGTGAGCTTAACACTACCAAGTGCTTTGCGTATGGAAGCAACGAATGACGTTACAGCCTTCATCAGCTTAGCAACAATCTCATTCTCCTTCTCAGCTTGAATACGGCTTATCAGAGACGCTTTCTCTACCAAAGTGGAAGAGATGTCCGTATATTTCGTTTCAAGCTCTTGTAGGAGCTTATTTGCCTCCTCGGTGCGTCTCGTGACATTCTGTTCTACTAAGAGCATAGCTTTCATGTCAAGAGCCTTGAGTGTCTCCGTTGCTGTATCCGTGAGGTGCGAAATCGTTTTGTCCAGCTCTTGATTGAGCTTGGTCTTCGTCTCCATAATCTCGTTTACAGCTCCGTCAATAGCTGTGCTGACGTATCCCTTCATATAAGAGGATGCGGTCTCCTTAGCGTGCTTCATAGCGCACTCGGCAGAGCATACTCCGTCAAGGATAATATCAGACTTCTTGCCACAAACGATACACTCTCCTTGCAATGGAGACGAGAAGCGTCCCCATATAGTCCCAAGGTCAAGAGGATTCTCAAGAATGGAAGATACAAGTGCTCCTTCCGTCATACTCCAAAGAGAGGAAGCGATAGTCCTGGGATTGAGGTCTTGTTTCTTCTCGTTGATTAGTCGGATGGCTTCATCCTTGTATTGTTCTATCTTTTCTTTAAGCATTTCTATTCAAAAAGCCCATCGTTGATGGATGGCATTCCAAACAGCCTGATAGTGTCGTTGATAAACGGCAAGACAAGCACCTTAAACATCTTTCCATAATCAGGCTCGGGAGCTACTTCAATAGGCAAACATCCAGCAGGGTATCCGTAGATGGGATATTCATCGTTGGTAGTGTAGTAGTACCTAATAGCCTCATCGCCTTGTATGAGCTTGTATTTATTACGAAGTGTGGTATCCTTTCGGATGGATAGATTGTAATACCCTGATGCTTTAGTCTGAGGCATAGCCCCCATAGGGAACTTAACAACACCAAGGGAAGGCTTGACCGATACACCCTTGAGTACATCACCTACATTAACAAGGGTGGATACATCATCAATACTACCGCAATGGAAGGCGGAGTAAATCTCCATCACCTTCTCTCCCATATTGATTGGATTAAGGTCGTTGTCCCTTACTGCATTAAACACCCACTTGAGGAAGTCCTTCATCAGCTCTCTCGTGAACTCAGACTGAGTGGTAGAGATAGTTGGTATGCCCGTAGACTTATCCTTCTTATCGGTGATGACAGCATACTTATTCTTTGCATAGATAAGCATATCTTCTGCAATATCATCTACCTTCAAGTTAAGTAGATTACCTTGGCATCCCATTCCCTTTGCATACACGTCAAGGTAGTTCATCAGATACGGCTGAATGCCGTACTCGTCCAAGGCTTCAAGGAATGGTATCATATCCTTATTGGAAATACCGAAGTATCTTGCTATGATGCCAAGAGCGTTGAAGGAAGAGTTATGGACAAGGACGTTGTTAGCGAAGAAACAATGCGTCCCTTCCACCTCCATATCGTAGACATCCTCTTCCCTCTCTCCGAGGCTTACCACCTCGTCTATATCAACAAGCTCAAACTTACTGAACTCGTTGCAAAAAAGTCCTTCTTCAATTTCTTGCATAATCGCTTTTAGGTTTATGCGGAGTGTGATTACTCCATAGTGATGGTGCAAAGATAAGAACATTCTCCTTTACAAGCAAACGCCCCTACACCGCAATGGGTATAGGAGCGTCCTTATATTCGTTAGTTACCATCTACCTTTAGGGCATCCGTAGATAGACTTACCTTCTTCATCCTCTAAGTACTTAGCGGAGCATTTGCTGGGTAGGAAGCAGTGGCATATACCACAAGTCATTCCTTTCCTATCAGGGCAGGATGAGCAGACGTTCAAACGCCTCCTCATCTGCACCTTGTTCTTCCCAAGGAAGTAGTTGTAGAACCCTGATAGGATTAGCCTTGGTCGTATCTTCATTACTCAAATAGTCTCAGAGGTATTTCGTAGAACGAGTCAAAGAGGACTTCGTCAAGAACTTGTTGCCTTTCTTTCTCCCTGAGCTGTTCAAACCTTTCAAGAATATCCATACTCGTTGGGTTATCCATATAGACACGTTCTGCGAACTTCCAATGGTTCACCCTCTTCCACAGCTCTGCATTCGTTCTTCCTTCAATGTCTCTTATACCAACACTATACGAACGTGTGATAGACTTAGAAGGCTTTGGAATATACACTGAACCCGAAGGCTTTGCCGTACTCGTCATATTGAATAGGACACTACCGATGGTATTCCTTTCAAGGGAAGCGTAGTTCACAGAGAACTGCGTCCTCGTCTTGTAGGTAGCACTCAGTCTATTTGGAACGCTATTCAGGGCATTCTCTCTTGTCTCCGATGCCATCGTAAGACCATACTCAAACGTCAGTGGGTAGAAGTACTCAAAGGTATCAAGGTGGTACGGGCTATAAACGTGAGCCGAGTTAGAATACACTTCCGAGTTGAAGTTGTCGCTCGTCCTTACGTCACCCATCACCTTACCGCCAACAGCCTTGATGAAGTTATTGACATTGAAGCTACTGAGTGCCTTTCTCGTACCAAGCCAATTCATTCTCTCCCCGAGCGTCCTATGTATCATAGGTACATTCATACCACCGAAGTCAAGAGACGCATAACCACGAGCACCACGAGGGTCTTCAAAGGTAAGCGGGATGGAACACATTGAGTTTTCAATCAGCTCTACGATATTCATATCCTCAACCCTCTTCCTCTTTTCCGAGATAATGGAATCTTCAAACATCGCATTCATCTCCATAGCATCCTCGTAGTAGCCATACTTGTCAATGTACCTTACCATCGTGTCTCCATTCATATAGAGTGGTACAACGAATGAAGGTATGGTCTTCCAAGCATCAACAGCGGAGATATTGTCACCCTTCTTGCCAAGGAGGTTAGCAACACCAGCGAACTGAGTCGCTACATCTTCCTTGTGCATGATGGAAGTATCAAGTGTCTGAAGCTCTACCACTGCATTCGTCACAAGCATATTGTAAGAAAGAGCTGGACCTCCCGAGAAATACGTTGCCGTAGTAGGAGAAGCGTATATCCTATCAATCACGTTAGGTATCTGACCTCTGTCAAGTCTCTTGCTGATATAGTCCGTATACTCTTCGTTGGTCTTATACTCAGCAGGTCTTATCTTCTTGAGAGGCTCGTGTCTATACAGCTTCTTGTTATATGCAACACTCTCATCCTCAGACACTTGGTTCATAGAGAAGGTGAAGATACCGAGTTCACTTGGAGAGAACCACTTTTGGTAGAAACCACCAACACTACCTTCTTCCTTACCTATACCGATAATATCGTGATACTGCATCAGGTTGATTTCACCTTCCGTAAGTCTATACGAAGCGTCCTGAGCACCCTCAATGTTCACGCTTGATAGTGGTGGAGATACTCTTCTGTGGAAGATGTTAAGGGGTATCTTACCGAACGTAAGGGGCTTCAGACCACCTCTGTTTGCAGGGCTACGACCATTAGTAACATCTCCACTCTTAACGTCATAAGCATCTACACACCAAGGCTCTACTACACCCAGCTCAAGGAATCTATCGTGGTAAGATAGACCATATCTTTGGTTGGTCTTTTTAAGCGACAACGTTCCATTCGCCTTTGTGTAGATTTCATTAACACTACGATAAGGCAGAAGCGAGCCATACGTGTTGTGCGAGAGAAGCGTATTATCACTCTCCGATGCACCTGCCGTATAAGCGTTAGGTATGGTAGAGTCAAAGATGGTAGACTTGTCGTAGTTGTGCCAAGGGAAAGATGGTTCTGCCGTACGTGAGTATCTCGTCTCGTTGGTAGCCTTAACAGCATCCGTGAAGTCCTTGCCATACCCGACATTCTTAAAGGGCATATCATTGTAATCCACGGACGACACATTCTTCACCTTGTCGGTAGTCATATAGTCGTAGATGGATGTCGAGTAAACCCTAAGTCTGAGCGTCACCTTATCTCCGTCCTTGATGAAGATACCACTTTTAGACTCATCATACTTGATAGGACGTGGTGATATATTACTATTAGCGGTATTCGTCTCAAAGAGAATTTCCTTCTTCTGCTCTTCTGTGAGATTAACCCCTGCGATAGTAACACCTCTTACCGAAACGTCTCCGATACCGCCACTACCTACTTGGATACGTCTGATATACTCACCAAACTTCTTCGCTCTACTAACCTCTACGTCAGACAGCATCCCGTTGGTCTTGATGTTCTTTACAAGCCTTATCTTCTGACGTTCGTCAAGCTCAGGGGCATTCTGATACTTCAGGAAGTCGCTATAAGAGATGTCCTTGTTCACCTTGTTGCCGACACGTTGCAAGCCAAGCACACCGCCCTTGCCAAGGTTCTTGGTAGCGGAGAAGAATGCTGGATGCTCTTCAAGTGGAACGGGGAACATATCTACATATACTCTTGAGAACATAAACCTTGCAAGGTAGCTTGCATAGAACGTATTTGCAAACTCTATCGTATCAAGGATTCCAGCCTTAGCCATAGCATTTCCATCGTAAGCATGCAGATGCTCAATGTAGCAATGACTACCCGTATATACATCACTCAGCCTTGGCTTAGTCATAGACTCACCGAGGTGGTTTTGAAGGAGGGTGTAGTCAGCGTCTGTAGCCTTCTGTGCGGGAATATCGTTTCTCGTCAGCCAAGCACCGAATATCGTGTTACCGATACCAAGGGCATTCACCTTGTCGTTCTTGAGCGTCTTGTTCACGTTCTCGTCACCAGCGAAGACACTTGCGTAGTTCTTCAGGTAGTCCCTGATATGTTCCAGCTTCTTCCTCGTGTTGAACCCTTCACCTCGGTAGGTGACATCAATAAGGATGTCAATACCATAGATAGTTGATTCCACCTTAGGAGCATCCGTCCTCTTCACGGAGGTAGGCTTAACGCCCTTGAGTTTGTACCTCTTCCTAATGCTCTCTACGCTATTAGCAAATCCGTCCTTCTTGGACTGAGTTAGAGCGGCTGGTGCAGTGATTTCAGTAGGTGTAGCCCAAAGCTCATTCATATAGTCTTCCTTGATAGTAGCCCAAGTAAAGACATCGTACTTCTCTCTTGATAATAAAGTACCAAATTTCGTAGCCTCATTATTCCCAGGATATAGGAATATAGGCTTGATAGAATGTGGGTCGTAAAGCATACCACCACTGATATTGACACCCGATACGACAGCCCCTGAAAGTTGCTCGCCCTTGAGGTCTGACAACGATGAACACGTACCAAACATCATCAGAGGATTGAGCTTGTCCGTACCACCACTTCCTACAAGATGCTTGACGCTATATGGATTCCAAAGCGTCTCCATCTCACGAGCGTACATCTTACCTCCATAAGCCTCTACCCCTGCGTGAGCATGATTGCTCTTAAATGGTGCAGAGAACATCCAAGGTGAATGTTGCTTGACACCATCAACAACACCAGCCTTAAAGGCGGTCATATCAGCTGACGTGCCACCTGAGATAGATGGTGAGTTGAGGAAGTCTGTATGCGATGAGGTTTTCTTCGTATGAAGGGTGAATGCAGATGCCTTGATAATCCTACCACTCTCCTTAGTATAATCCATCAGGTTGATACCACTTGCCTTCTGCCTTGGAGAGAATGCGTAGTAATCGTGTCTCCTACCATTGTTCGCATCAAAATGGAACTGAGCAAAGTTATGCGTACCCGTATATCTCTCGTCCTTAGGATTGAACCCATAGAAGAAGCAGTCATTAGGAACGTCAATACCTCTAAGCGTAGAACGCTTGACATCGTTCTTTGCAATACCATCAAGGAGGAGGTGCGCACCAAGAGACCTTACGGCTTGTAGCGGAGCGGAGGTCTCCCCATAGGTATCAAGAAGGAAGTTGCCATCCTTGCCGAGTGAATCCACCTTAGTACCATAAGCAGGGTAAAGTGGGTATCCAGCATTTGGTTGTACATAAGGGTTAGTGCTAAGAGCCTTCACCTTGGGGTCTACCGATAGCCACATCATAGGACTACCCGTACCTCTATCAAGAGAGACTGCACGCTGAGCGAACTCTTCAAGCACATTGACCATCTCCTTGTAGACCTTATTCAAAGCACCACCCTTAGTCAAATCCATATCACGCATCTTGGTAAGGTTAGTGAAGGTGTTACTTGGAAGGTCGGTCTTCGCCATACATTCATTGAAGAACGCTCTTGCTATATCATCAATGAATGGTACTCTGTCGCTACCGCCCTTGGTCTTGATAACTCGCTCTACTTCCTTGCCCCATCTATGTTCAAGGTAAAGGACGTAAAGGACATTCAGTCTCCATACAGCGTGCAGGGTGTCTCTACCATTTGCATTAGATGCAGTCGTATGATACCTACTTGACGTAATGCCATTGTACTGCTCGTAAGGTGTGTACTTACAGAAGAGGTCAGTGAAGATAGCCGCATTCTTGTTCTGTGGAGAAAGACGTGCATAATGGAGAAGATAGTTACCTCTGTGGTCTTTGACTGAACGTGCGTTGTTAGCCTTCACGTCATTGTAAAGGTCATTACCGAAGCTCTCCTGCGTTGTCCATCTCTCAAGGTTCTGAACGTCCCATCCATACTTGACGAATGGTACAGAGACGGAATTGATGGGCTTTGGATTAACGTGAGACCATATGGTAGCGTTATCTACATCAGCCGTCTTATTCAAAGCACTGATGAGCATATACTCACCGATAGTATCCGAATAACCTTTTCTCTTATACGAAGGAATAAGGAGAGGTGTCTTTCTGCCATAAGTACGTGAGTAGATTTCATACAAGCTGTTCTCGCCATTTCTAAGAGACAACTCAACGGGTACGTTGTTAGCCGTCTTCCATCTGAATGTATCTCCATATTCAATAGCACTATGCAGAAGTGAGTTGAACACGAATGGGGTGAAGTCAAGAGACCCATCATCCTTATATGAATAAGGCTGACTGAGGAATATCTGCTTGTTGATAACAACCTCGTTCTCCTTGAAGAACTTCACCACGTTCTCATCATTAAGAAGGTCATTATACGTTGCCGTCTTATAGTAGCTCTGATTAGAGATACTAAATGCACGTTCGTGATTCTTTCCTTCGTATGTAGCGTGCGTGACAAGGGATGGTGTTAGGTACATTGCATTCCCCGAAAGAGGAAGGCGGTAGTTATCACCAGCACCTGAGGCGAATGGAACGGATGTCGTATGCAGTCTGAGGGCATCAGACATATATGGGTTTGCAAGCTCAGAGAGATACCACTCCTTTCCGAGAAGTCTTGGTCTCTTCTTTCCTTCAAAGATTGTCCCAGCCTGATTTTCAAAACCCGTGGAGTTGTTCATCATTCTGCTGATGCTATCATAGTACCTACCTCTCGTATGTGAAGTGCCGAATGCGTCTGCCTCAAGACCCTTCTGCGCCACGAGCTTTGTCATAGGGTCTACTGAACCAAATAAGAAATTAGCGGTCATAGGCGCAATCTCCTCATATGTCAATGGGTAATTAAGCCCCTTGATACCCGTATTGGTAAAGTTCCCCATACCATCAAACTTAACGTCCAGGTCATTTATCTCCAGCTTATTGGCATAGTAGAACTTAACAAAATTCAAAAGAGCTGTCTTAGCCGAATCGTTAATCAGGACGTTATAGATGAGGTCATCCATATCAGGGTTCTGATTATACGTATTAGCCATCGTCTTCAAGTAGTTCAGAGCGAGGGCATCCGCTGGAAGCCTATTCATCTTAGCGTTCGTGCTTTCCACAAGCGAGGTGATGGCATTATCAATAGAACGCTCAGCAAGCAGGTCATATGCAAGAGTGTTCTTATCAAAATAAGGAGATGGTGTATCGCCAAGAAGCTGATTATTCCTTTTACTGAATGTAAACTTATGGCTGTCCTTCGCTGCATTATATGAACCTACATGAGAAGACTGATAGAAGGTGGATATAAGGTCTTTCCTTAGAGCCAGCTTCTTCTCTAAGTTAAAACTTAGAATCCTATCATCAGCATCTCCCATGTTGAATCTATCACCGAGAGTGTCAAGACCATCGGTAGACGTGATTGAGTCATCGGAAGTACAAAGCTCAAGCTCCTCAAGGGCTTCACGTACGGCTCTTCTTGTGGTGGCTCTGACGGGGTCAATAAGCGCAAGGTCTCCGTACAAGCTACCGCCCGTGCTACCGCCTTTGAAGACCCCACCGCATGAGCTTAGGACAAGCCTCATATGGCGATATGGAATAGAACCTATCATCGCTAAGTAACAACTCACGGGGATGAACGCAGAAAGGCTTGACATTGTGTCGTACTTAGCAACTCCATCGACCTCAGAAAGATAGTTTCTACGGATATCAATAGCACCAATAAGCTGATTTCCGTCAGAGTTCTTATCCATTATTGAATCATACATCTGAATGCAACTACCATAGATAGTCGTGAAGAAACTTGGAGCTAAGATTAGTGACGTACTTTCAAGAATACGCTCGTGTATCTTTGTATCGTTTATAAAGTCAATAGTATACTTAGCTCCAACGCCATAGGCACGAAGCATCTTAAGGTGCGTATCTTTTGAGATATACACCCAAGGATAGTATGCGAGCTGGTCAGCAAATACAAGACCCCAATAGTATTGGTTGTCAATAGTATCAGCCTTGGATGGTGCTGAGATTTTCTTAGTGTCAGATGGCTTACGTTCGGCAGGAGCTTGAAACCACCAGCGTCCCGTCATTGAATTTTCATCAAGGACAAGTGTAGCCCCATAGTCTTGTATCTTACGTCTTCTAAACTCAAAGATAGACCCTGACCTATAGGAGAATGCAATACCTGCTGATACTCCATCAGACTCTGTAGGTCCAAGAATAGACTCAGAGATAACAGCATCAGAAGGGTCTCTGCTGAAGATTTTACTGCCTGGTAGCGTAGGTATATTCAATGACGAAGAGAAAGCGGTCATACCTCCTAAGAACCCCATTCTTAGACTTGAGCTGGCATATTCAGTTCTACCCTTTATAATGCCATTGCCTCCATTCTCAGTGTCCGAATACCTATCAAAGAAAGACGCAGTGCCATATAGGCTTGGGTGCTCGTATCTGCTATAATCAGCCATCTTAGCACCCGTATCACGAGCCTGCTCTTTCAGGAAGTACCATCCTTCAAGGACAAAAGGTGCTTCATTAGACTCACCATTGATATACCTATCATTGTTTGGAATAAGAGGGAACTCCCTCTTCTGCGTTTCAGAGAGCTTTGGATAGGTCTTATTCAGCCATTCGGTAAGACGATTAGCGTATATCTTGATACGAACCAAGTCAGAATGTAGAAGAGCCAGCTTGACGTAAGCGTCTACCTTGGTGATGTAACTGAAGTCTCTCCACTCGCTAAAGAGCTGTTCGTTGAGTGCTGTCTTCAATTCAAACTCCACGAACGCATCTTCCATCTTATCATACCCAGGTCTGTCCATCAGAGACTGAATAGAGATTTCAGAAATAGCCCAATTCAGGAACTT